CACAATGTATCGCTCGTCCGCCTGTAAAGGCCAACTGTCCACTGAAGAAGAGGCTTATTGCCAATTCTTAATAAAGTCTGCAATCTTAAAAATGAAGGGAGATCCTGGTGATCTTAATTCTCGTATTAAATTAGCTCGTGATCTAATTATTAGTACAATTTCAAGTTCCAAAAATGATATGGTAACTTCGTCAAATGTAGCCACTATTGTGGACTACAGTTTGTCGGAAGCTACTAATACCATTATTGAGTCCATGGAGGAGGAAAATAAATTTCACTTGAGTTTATATAACCGTCTTGCTGTTATCAAGGACCGAGAAGTCAATTCCACAGCTTTAAGTGGAAATCTTGGAAATATAACACGAGAAGCTATACAGAAGAAAAAGAACCTGCTTGCGTATTCTATAGTAACTTATGTCACTAAACATCAAATAAGATTTAGTAACATTTTGTTATCTGGAGTATACGTTGAGCCATCAGATTCATCATACCTTGATTTGACCAACTACATCTTCCTCTACGGGTGGATTGTTGGGTCTGCTACGATCCCATACGTCACACAACTAGCATATGATCACATTGATATTACTCAGAGTGAATTGTGCTATAACACTGTTGTTGAAGGGGTTGAAAGTAGCGTTAAGTTGTTAATTAAACGTAGAAACGATTTCAAAGCATTATTTGGTTCCGAAGTTGTTGAACCTGGGGACAAACGGGAGATTGTACCGCCAGAAGTAATCAACCAAGCCAACGGAGATTCCGGAGAGGATAATAATGAGGATGATAGCATGAGTGTATTAACTGTTGAATCAAATATTCCAGTAGACACTTATGTTCCATTGACTCAATGCCCATTGATGAGTATTAACAATATTCGATCTATGCGCACTGATGATATATTCATACCTAGTTATCCATCTAATCTTGGATTACAAGTAATGTTAGAGTCGTCTTGTATTGAAACTATTAATGAAGAAGTTATTCCATCCACTAACCAGTCGGTTTCGTCCGGTTTATCTTGGTTCACATTTGATGTTCTTGATGATATTAGTCATCCTGAATTATTGAACGATTTGATCCAAGAGAACATTGGGAAGAAAGTCGAAAGGGGAGCAATAATTGCTCCTGGGGCCACATGTCCCCTGTCTGCTGTTAAATTTTTAGGGATTGACAGTAAGAAAGAAGTGGATTTGAAAATGCTTACTTACAAAGGTGTTAAAGTAGTAGCAAAACAAGAAAATAAAATGTCTGACACAAAAATGGAATTACATGTAATTGGCCCAGTCAACGTCGATGCCTTACCTGGCGCATTCAATAAAACAACCCACAATGAATATGTTGCATTGTTGGGAAGACATATTAATGTGACGAAACCTGAACACAATGCCAACTTTACTAAGTTTCAAAACAAATATTATAAACAGTTTTTCAACAAGTTTGATTTCAAACCAATTGACCAATTCACTTTGAGTTATGCGGAATGGATTAAGCTTCAGAAAGCTGGTAAAAGAGAAGGATATGAACGCATGATTGACAAAATTGGTGAATATGATTTTACCAAGGATGAATTTCATGTTAGAGAGTTTTTCATTAAAGGCGAAATAATGCCGCCTCCATCTGAAGGGGATTTGGCCGTCAAGGCTCCCCGAGGAATTCAGGGTTTGAAAAATAATGCTTCTAATATGTTTTTAGGTAGTTTCATTGGATCAATTTCTAAAATAATGGCTAAACAGGGCCTGATTGATGACGCGGAATTCTGCTATACAAGCGGAATGACTTCGTTGCAGTTAGGTGCTTGGTTTAATCGTTATTATGGAAAGGTCCATGAAAAATCTCAACTTAAATACATTATGCTAGAAGATGATTTTTCTGCTTATGATTCCACACAGGGTGAAGGTGCACACAATATAGAAAATAAATTCTATAATGATGTGTTAGATAAGACTACTCTTGATCATAACTTACGGAAGAATATTAGGGTGACTTTGCGCAACCAAGCTAACACTAATGGTGTTGGTCGCAGTCATAAGTATTCGGTTCCTTTTACGCGAAAATCTGGAGACCAGAAC